CCGCCCGTTTGGTTGGCGCTCGTGCACCCAGAGCCCGAACAGCATTGAGCTGCTCATCGAGCAGGGTTACCTCTGGAACAGCAACTCTTTCTCCTACGACCTACCCTTCCTCTGGGAAAGCGAGAAAGGCAAGCTGGTAGAGCTCCCCAGGCAGCCCTTCGGGGATGGCAGGCTCTACGGACATCGAGACACCGGGAATCCCAACGATACGCTGATTGTGTGGAAAGCTTTCTTCGATGAGCTATATGCGGAATCCAGTCGCGGCGTCTACAATGTTTTCGACATCTAGGACCCCGGCAGCATTCCGATAAATCTTCAGGTCCTTACTCAACCCGAACGCCATTCCCCCCGCCGCATCCGTGCTGTCGGCATCTAAACTCAACCACAGGCCAGCCGTGCTTGCGTCCTTAACGCCGATTCCGTAACTGCTTGCCCCCGCCGTTTGGCCTTGCACGAGCACCCCATAGCATGAAGTGAATGTCCCACCGCCAGAGTTGACGCAGTTCTCCGCCAGGAACCCCGCTCCAAGGGAAAGCGTCCCAGTGCTCTTGTTGCTGACGATTGTGCGGTTGCCGTAAGCCGTAGAAACCGTCGCGGTCCCGCTATGGACTGCTTCAGACTGGATTCCCGTAACCCCACCGGCCGCGGATGTGTAGTTTTGCCCGTTCCCACTCAACACTTCCGACGTGAAGTCCCCGGCAATCAGCCGCGCGGAACTCGCTCCCCCAGCATTGAAAAACCCATACGCCCGGATCACGTCCCGAAAAGTTGCCGTTTCCGTGGAAGTCAATTCCGCGTTGAGTCTCGCGTTCGTTGTCCCGGTTGTGGGGCTCCCCAGGTTCAGAATGTCATTGGTGGGGTCCCATTCGAGGTTCGTATCCTCCGCCAGCGCACTGCTCGCCGCGTAGGGAATGCGGCTGTCCGTGAAGGTCGTATTCAGGTCCTCGACTTCCAAGGCGGCTTCCGTACTCACCTCGTCCCCCGGCTCGTAGTCCTCGTCTGACAGTTCCGTTGCCAGGGCTGCCGTAGTGAACGCCGGGAAGAAGCTGACGAGCGAATCCCCCGCTACCGCGTCGCCGTCGCTCGCCCCGTATGCTGCGTACTGCAAGGCCGGGGTTGCCGCGTTGTCGCAATACTGTAACGGCGTGGTATGAACCTGCGCCTTGCCTTGCGTAGAGGCCCCGCACGTCAGCGCCCCCGAGGTCAGGAAGTCCGCCTCGGTTGAGTCGGTAATCAATTCCGTCGCTGACACCCCGATCCCCGCACCGTCGATCAATGTCAACAGTAAGTAGGCTGACAGGGAATCGGGCGCGGTGGCGGTGTTGAGCTGCCAAAGCATATTGACCGCATTGGCCGGAGCGGCTGGGTCTGCGTCATCAAAGTCGGCGTCGGAAACGGCGGTCCCGTTCACAGATACATTGTCGCCACTTCCTGCCCCCCCGGCGTCGTCCGCGCAGACAATTTCCTCGGAGCCGTTCACCGTCAACTTCCCCCCATCCGCATTCCCTGTACAGTCAGAGGGAACGTTCCACACCAATCCCGGACGGGCGATTTGGTCCAAGGTCGGCCCCAGGCTGGGAACAATCCCCTGCCCAAAGGCAGAGGCAGCAAACAGCAAGACAATCGGCAAAGTTTTCATGGCAGGGTATCCCCTATCGGATCGTTGCAGTGTTTCGGGAAAGTCTGGCCCCTCCCCAGGTCTTCGTGGACGCTTTTGATGGACGGGAGTGTCGGCTTCCAGGGGGTGCAGCCGCACAAGATGCCTGCAAAGCAGTTCCGTTGTACGCACATGGCGATATAGTTCCGGCAAAAGCCAGCGTAGAATTTTTTCAAACATAAGTTTTTACGAGTAGCTAAGAGATGCCCTATCGTCCCACACTTGGTTAAATGCCGCGGCCCCGCCAGCCCAAGTGATTCCAGTTAGCAGATTCCCGGAGTAGGTATACAGAACAATGGCCCAACCAGCGGCGGACGTAGCGGTTCCAGGCGCAGCCCAGCCCTGGTAGGTAATCAAGTTCCCCGTGTAGGCCATTTGCTGGGTGTAGACGTTCCCTAGGCCGGTGTTCACCGTGCCAAGCGAATGAACCAACAGGCGCGGCGGGTCGTAGGAGGTGTCCACCGTGATCCGAACGGGGATGTATTGCTCTTCACCGTTCTTGTTCGGCGCTACCCCAGCGATGAACGTGCTGCTATGAATTGGTTCATTGGCCATTTACTGTATCCCCAATCTCCGTAGAAGTTCTAGGTATAGCTGCCCTTTCATTTCCGGCGTTAAGGAAGACAGCGCACTTGGATGAACCCCCGCCCGCAGCAGCACATTATCAATACCACCCACAGGAAACGCCGGGGTTCCGCCCGGAGACTGCCCCCCAGGACCACGACTTGCTACTGGCCGGCCGCCGGGGGTCCTGGAAACTGTTTGCCGTCCAACCCCCGGCTCCCCCTCAGTCAAAAGCCGATTGGGGGCCTTCGTGCCAAAGTCCGCTGGGGAGAATGGCCTGTTGGGAATTTGGCCTTCCGGTGCAGCCCCGGAACGGGTAGCCCCTGGCCCCAACATCCGCTCGAATGCAAATTCCGGCGGTCTGGTTGGGATTTTCTCGGGGGCAATATATTTTGCCACTCGGGTCTTTGCCGCCGTACCTGTCAGTGCCGGGATACTCCCACCAACTACAGCCCCCAGCGTACCGCCAAGCGGCCCCCCAAGCACGGAGCCAGCAATTAGACCGCTTCCCCAAAAAATAGCAGGGGTTATGGAGTCTGCCTGTTTCACCGCTATTGCCCTGCGAATCGAATTGTCCGCTGTCAGCAGGTTTCCATACGACTCATTTAGCGGGACCAACTCGGGGAGGGCGCTATCGATTTGCGCCCTAAGATTTTGGTAGATGTCCCTCTTCACGGAGTTCATCATGTTGTCCTGAACCGTATAGGAAACACCTTCCTTGAATCGGGTCTCGTCCTTGATTTCCTGGAGGTATTTCCATGCCCCCTCCGGTTCAGTAACACCCCTGTCGGTAAGCCGCCCCAGCCGCCTCTCGAATTGGGCGTTTCGGTACTTGTTAAGTCTTTTCACTAGGGCCGTATCGCCCCTATCCTTAGCAAGTGAGATGGCTTTATCAATTGGCCCATTGACAGAGTTTCGCAGATCGATATTCTGAATATTCAGGGGCCTGCCATCCGCCGCCTTCGGCACATTCCTGACAACCCTTCCGATTTGATCCCCAATGTCATTTAGTTCGGCGGATACCTTCGATGCTAATCCTGGAACAGTATTTGCCACAATCCGCCGTTGCGCAATCTCAAGCCCCGGATTCCTCCCGAACTGGAAATCCTTAGCGTGTGGTTCTATGATACTGTTTATGATCCTTCCAGCCACCCGGCTCTTAAACTCCGGGGAAACATCCGCCAGTTTCTTAACAGTCCTGTAGGCGCTTGCTCCCCGAGTTGCCCCCACGGTCCCGCCAAGGATTAGTTGCGAAGTTGATTCTAATATCCGGCCTACCTTTTCTGGATATTGCTCGCCTTCCGGTGGTGAGAGCAACCGGTTGGTAGCCTCTGCTGCAAACCCGGCCCCCGCAACACCCTCCGCCCCCCTGACTATCTTGCCAGCCGCGCCAGGGATTCTACCCGATGCTCCAGCCGCAAGGGTCCCGATCCCAAGCGGTGACGTGAACGAACTTAAGGTTTTACCAATGTCCCCTGAAACCCCAGCGGCAAAAACGTCAACCCCGTGCTGGAAGGGTGTTTGTCCTGGAAGTGCTCCCTGCTGACGAATTTCTTCCCCCAACCCCTGTGGGGAAATCTCCTCCGGTGGTACGAGGGGAGTAGACAAAGCCCCAAACAACCTGTCAGGAGTTACAGGCGAAGGCCTAGCCCCCATATTGCGCAACTGCTCTTCGGTTAGGGGGGCGGGCGGTAAAATCTCCCTACGTCGCGGGGAAGCGGGAACCCCGCCAAGGGCCTTGATCTGTTCTTCTGTGAGTCCTTGTGGCATCTATTATTCCGGCAGATACGTTCCGTCTGGTTGCCTGACGTAATTCTTCCCATCCAGCGTGTAGACTGGCACTCCCTGACCCCCCGATGGCGCAGCGGGAAATGCGGCTTCGTAATCTTTCAGCCAACTCTCCCCATCGGGTTGCCCGCTGATTCTCTCGATCTGTTTTGCCGTTTCGCTTCTTAGATTCCTATACTGGGCAGTAATGATCGAATGCTTCTCCCCAATGATATTGACAAACTCCTCCCGGATTCCTTCATTCAAAAACCCACCATCCGGCCTCAATGCCCCATTGAACCTAGCCGCCCATCCTGCAAAGATATTCCCGGACTTTGCAGCAGCTTCATATTCCGATTCTCGAACTACGGAAGTGGGGTCCAGGGCTTTCATGAACTCAAACACTAATGCCAAATCCCTTGGCCCGGACCAGTTTTCAATGATGCTTTGTACGCTCTGGAATTTATTTTGCACTTCATTGTATTGCTTTACGATTGGGCTGGAATCAAACCGCGTCGCCTCTCCTTGTGCCTGTGTTGCTTGCCGGGGAGACATCCCGCCAGCCTCAAGTGCCTTCGGGTCTAATCCTAAATCGCGGTCGTATTCACCTGTCGCTGGCGAAAACTGGAAAATATGCGGCTTTCCATCTTTCCCTATCCTGGTAATTGTCCTGCCGGTGCCAACTGTTGACACTGGATTATATACGGCACTAAACGCCGCCTCGGGCGACTCCCCAGCCTGAACCCGGCGCTTCACTTCGTCGGCCTTTGCTTGTGCGTCGGTGATATTCCCAGGCGCTTCCGGCTGGACGTTCGATGCAATTGTCTGTCCACCCGCTACTTGGATGGCGTCCCTGTTCAGCACTGTCGGCTCCATGAACTTGCCCTGCTGGGCCATCCGTTGCTTTAACTGCTCCTGGACCATCATATTCTGCAAGGATTCCTGCTGATTCTGAATGGGAATCTGAAACCCCGGATCGCCCTCGGCAATGCCTGGAACCTGAACAGGCGCATGGCGCATTCCCGCCTCGGTTGGGGCGGTGCGCTCCATCGGAACGTTACCAAAAGGACGGGATGGACTCTGGATGCTTCCTATCCCCCGCAAGTTCTCTCCCGGCGGTTGGGCCATTCCCTGGACGGGGCGGTTCATCATCTCCCGGATATTCCCAGGAACTGCCGGGTTGGTCCCCTGCAAGATGCCAGCCTGCTCCAGCTTGGCCCGCTGCTCAATCATTTTCTGCTGCAACTTCGCTGCCTTCAGTTGCTGCTGCATGGTTTCTATTCGGAGCTTGCGGTCTTCCTCTTCCAGCTCTTGCGCCTGCCTTCGGCGCTGCTCTGCCGCGACGTTAGTCATCAACAGCCCAATCGAGGATAAGGTTCTTCCAATAGTGCTTTCCGGCATGATTACCCCCCACCTACCGGGATAGTGTTCCAGTCGTTTATCAGTTGTTCAATCCACGCCAAGGATTCTCTGGCCCCCGGACCAGCCCTGCCAAACTCGCGGGTCTCAGATAGAAACTGTTCGTAAATGCCCTGTAAATATCCTTGGGCATCGCGGACCTCTTCCGGTGAAAGCGTCCCTGAGTGGTAGCGTTGCCAGAGTTCCTCGTTCAATCGCTCGGCCTCGCCGGTAACATAGTTCTGCGCTGGCACAATGGCATCGGCTTCTCTTCTCCCACGCCCAAACAGGCTAGTGGCAGCGCCAATCCCAGCGCCAGCCGCCGCCCCGATTGGTCCAAGGGTCGCGCCAAGAGCCGCCCCGCCTAACAGGCCCCCACCCACACCCCCAGCCAGTCCGCCAACAGTGGCCCCGGTAGCCCCGCCACTCAATGCGCTCCTGGGGGTATTGACGGGGTTGAACAGGTCTATCCGTGGTGGTGCGCTAAATGCCCCACTGCCCTCGGGAAGACCTCCAGGGGGCAGTGCAACGTCCGTACTCCCGCTGGGCGGTGGAAGTAATCCTGGAGGCAGGTCAGGCCCAAGGGTGGTTCCGGGTAGCGGAGGATTTTGGAATAAGTTGGGGTTCTGATTCACGAACTCCAGGCGGTCCTCAAAATCATCCTGGCTACCAGCCGTGATCCTGGTATCAGTAGACCCAGTAGCCGTTCTGCCTTCTATGTCTTGCTCGAACGTGGACTCGGACGTTGATCCTGGCAGCCTATACCCAAACACAGCCAAGGCGTCAGCTAAATCCTGGCTTTGGAACTGCCTTTCCAGCGCCGGAATAGCTTCGTTTAAGAATCTGCTCTGCTCCCCAAACCGCCTTGTCTCAATATCAGAAAGGCCCGCACCCTCTACCGCCGTACCGCCAAGCCCCCGGCTGGTCAAGCGGTTCTCTAGAGCCTGTTGGGACAAGTTGGACCCTTCGTTAATATTCCGCAATCCCTGAGCTTGAATGCCGCTGATAACGTCCGGGCCCTCCTGAAGTCTTTGCATGGCTTGGTTAATCAGCATTTGCTGTAACCCCTCAAACTCAGGCTGGATGGACGGGGTAGTTGTAGAAGAGCTGGTCCCGCCCGTAGCAGTGGAACTGGAAGTCTGCCCAGATTGCCGCGAGAATCCATAGGGGTCTGGATTGTATCCCCCCGCTCCCAATAGTTGCCCGGCCCCTGTAACTGCCGGACCCAACCACCAGGGGAACTGAAACCCTCCACCCGACTGCTGCCCGCCCGCCTGCTGTCCACCACCAGGCTGCTGCGTTGGGAACGGAGGCGGGACTGGGGTTTGGCCGATGTCCAACGGGGGTGGGTGGATAAAAATCGGCGGCGTGTAGTAGGGGAATGGGTTCGTTGGTTGCGGTACCGGGTCTGGGCGGAAGTTCCTTCTATTTGTCGCCATAAGTTAAAGCCCCCTTACACGTCAGTTAGTGCAATTGACCAGCCGCCAACTTTCCCAGCTCCTCCAGTTCGGACATGGGACAAGGTAAAGCGGTCCAGCTTCGCGAAGTCCAAAGCCGCTCCCGTGCTGGTAATCACGCCTGGAGTTGAACTGCTCGTCAAGTTGATTGTTGGAGATTCGTCGGAGCCGTTCTTCCGAACCACCCAGTCCCAGGCCCCGCTGGTTGGGGCCGTGTCAAGCCACAACCTCAAGGCCCCCGTCGCAATCCTAAACGCCCTCGGACATGGAAAGAACATATTCCCCTCAGTATGGTTGACGGTGCCCGTGCCATTGTAAAACGGCATATCGTAGTTCTTGGTTGAATCGCCGCCACTATTTTGCGGATACCCGATAAGGAGTGCGGTAAAGCCGGATGGCTCAATAATGAATGATAGATTCCCCTGGCAGGAGGTGCTACCGGAAGCATTGGCTGTTTCAATCGAGATTTGATCTCCCGCTGCAAAAGTTACCTCATTAGTCAAGTCTCGCAGGGTATTGGTTGCGGGAGCACCTGCTGGCATGGTAACGCTAAGGGACGTTGGGGAACCGTTCTTGTAGACGGTGATGACAAGATCGCCACCGGCTGGCTGTGCATCTAGCATCCTGTAATACATCCGCTTGATCGTGCAGGCGGGAAGCGGCGTGCGTGCGGCGTTTTCCGTCTGCGTACCAAGACTAGACAGGGCGCGGTATAAAGTAGAGGAACCAGTCGTCGCCGGAACGAACCAAGCGTAAGGAATTTCTCCAGCCGCCGCATTGTATTCCATCGACCATGCCGAGTACGTTGCGCTAGGGATTCCAGAGCCACCCGACCCCGCATGTATAGCCCTAAAGTCAACTCCCTCCGGTATATACAAATACTGGCTGCCGCTTCCATAGGCCCCAGCAGTTGCATCTGGACGAACAACCGTGTCGTATAAGAATTGATTCAGCGAGCTATCCACATAGCCAAAACCAAATCGGGAGAACATCGCCCCGGTTTCTGCATCCCTCAGGGCCGCGCACATTGACCCAACCCACCCACTGAGCGGCCAGGGAACCTGGTCTGTCCTCGCGCCACCAGCAGATCCTTGGACAAAAGGCGATGGGGTGGACAGTCCTGCAACCGAACCTATAATTGGACCGCCAACGATTGCACCGTTACCGAAATTGAGTGGCGTTACCGGTAGTTTTGTGGTGGGGACATACCCAGAAACCAGTGTCTCCGTCCCCCTAACCGCCTGCTGCCATTTAACATTCGTGTTCCCCGCAGGCGCATCTGGAACTCCGTCATTAAAGTTAGGATCAAGCACGTCTCTCCCGTTGACCCACACATCATCCCCAGTCTCCCCTCCCTCGACTACAACCCTGTTCAGGAAATTTGTAATCGGAGACGGTCTGGACAGTGCCGGATTCCCCGGCTCCGACAACAACTTGCGAAGCTGCCGCATCGTTACATAATCGCTGTCGGCTATACCATCCCCCGCATTGATGATCCGTCGGCCGTTCAATTCGACGTTTAGCGTCCCATCGAATCGCCGTAGACGTGAATCTATGTCCAGAAGAGCCGCCCCAATCTCTGCAATTGTGCGTGGTTGTCTCATGCGGGAATCCTGATTCTCTCCTGCGTCATCCCGCTACGCATCCCGATGACCTCAACCCAATGCGGGATAAAGGCGGAAGTAGAGGTAACGCGCACCCGAGGCACGGTCCCCTTTACCCCCCTTCCGAGTTTTACCTGATAGACTTTGGCCTTGTTCGCTGTGGCTGTCACAGTATACCCCGTGCTTGCAGTATCATCAAAGTATGGGGTAACGGTCAAGTCCGACGCGGCGTTTACTTTGACGTGAATCTCGCGCATCCAGAACAACTCGCTCACATCCAACGGCAATCCGCTGTCCCACACCAGCCTCGTTGCTGGGTTCAGGTAATAAAACAGAGAATAGTTGAGCAACCTGAATGTGCTGAAACTCCCTGTAATCCGCATCTGAACTTGGTAGAACTGTCCAAGCGCCGTATTGTCTTTTCGGACCGCCGAGAATCCGGTGGAAGAAATCGACAGAGAGTTCGTCGCGCTTCCTGAACCATTTTTGTGCATGGCGAACGTAGCCGTATTCCCCCCGGTGTCCAATTCGGTTCTGAAATCATGGGCGTCCTTGGCACTGTCAGGGACTCCGTTATCTTCCACCTTCGTCCACAACACAACCGCAATGTCGTTTGAATCGTCCTGAGTTCCGGTGTCCAACTGCCAGATGATCCGGTTGTCATCCCCGGCAATCAACGTCCCGTCCGGCTCGTTGTGAACTGCCTTGAAATCAGTTGTTGACAAAAACGAGTAGGGGTGCCGATACCACTTCTGCTTAACGAAGTCGTAACGATGAATCGTGTTCGTTGTCGTATCGCTCCCCTCGGGGGTGACTGCGATCAGTTGCCCCTTGTTTAGGACCGCCCTGAACCGCGCCGTTCGGTCGGAAATGTTCACAGGACTAACGCCATGCCGCGTGTATCCTTTGTACAAAAGGCTCATATCCCCGGTAAGGGGGACGGAGTTTGTTCCGGTGAACAGCCTCCATCCATCCGATGCTAAGTAGACAATCGTATTCCCATCTTGCGCAAATGCCTTGCTAATTGGCGGCTGGGCAATATTCAGAGGCTCGACAAGGAAGTTTACCGTTCCATCCGGCAACTCGTCCCCGGTCCCGCTGAGGCGGATGATGTCCTTATCCGTTCCGATGTAGATTCCCCCATTGGCCTGCGCAACCCAGTAGTTGACGTAACTCCCATCTCCTGTACGGAACGTCTGCTTGCTAGAGAAGTTATCAGGGTCCAGCCGTCGGCTTGGATATATCGTATCTGCCGTGATTGCGATTAGCCGGTCATAGTAATCCGGCACCATCCCCACAATATCGTCCGGGGGAAGTCCATTGTTGGAGTCCAGGGGGATGTTCAGGCGGAGAGCATCCACGTCAGACAGATCATCCGTGATTTGCTTAATCCCAGTAGATGCAGTAACCGTATCCACCGACACCCGATAGAACCCATTCAGCAATCCGCCCGCCCGATAGGTCCATATCTCTACGTTCCCGGCTGAAACATCTGCGGCTGAATACTTGGCAGTGGAAGGGTTGTCTACGTCTACCGTGGCCGAGCCTTGGTAAATCTCAAGCTCACTCGACAGATCGGACACGGTGGACTTGGCGTCGTAGCGCCCATTGTTCAACACATAGAGTGCCCGCCATTTGTATTTTCCGTCCAGTGGGGCCGTCTCCCCACCCTCTATTTTAATTGTGTCAAATTTGGCAGTGATATCGTCATCTGCATAAAAAGTAACCCGAATGGCCTTGACGGTCGCCCAGGTTTTGGTAGAGAGATCAAACCCCGCACGATAAAAAGATTGCCTTTCCGCAAACAGAAGACTCCAGGAAGCCAAGTCCTGATTGAATTGCGAGCGGGGGGAAATCCCATATCGAATGCCCGCCGCGATTTCCTCTTGCACTCCGGGGTCGTCGTATCCAGAGATAATCCCCGGGTCCTCAGTCTGAATCTTGTGCTCCCAAATCTTGGAATAATAGTTGTTCGTGAATGTCCCGTCATCCACATCAATTTCAAGCCTTACATAGCGAAGCAAGGACGGATCGGATAAGTAGACCTCCATGGAAATTTTGTCTTGGTCTGTCCCTGTGTCAGATGCACTCAGGATTGTAAAATCCTGCGCGGCGGAATAGGTTAGCGTGGCCTTGCCTAATCCAGTTGTAGCATCGTTGATGATTTGCAATGCGGAATTAGCGTTGCCATCCGCATCCGTAGAGAACGACAGCGTCCCGTGGCTTGGCGTTGTAAAGCCCGGAGACTCGCTGCTATCGCAAGTCGCAAACGTCTTTGACTGTGGATTAACCAGCGTCGGACTTGCCGGGGCGGCGGGTCCTGCAACCCCCCAATTCCTTACCGTGGTGCCATCATACTTCTTTTTAGTAGTGCTCCTGGCAAAGAAGATTTCATCCAGGAAGGCCGCAAACTCAATGTCCCCGCTCCCGGCAACACTCGTGGCAATCGAGGAGCCGTTGGCATAGACCGCACTCGACGCCCCCGCCATCCGGTAGCGCGTTCCATCAATGTAGGTCGTGTACAGCGAGTGAACATCCGTGTCTCCCGCTCCGGTCTGCGTTAATTGAGATGTTCCCCTGCGTAGAGCAACCGCCCCGACTTCATCCAGAACGCAGTTGTCCATGCGCAGTAGAGCCTCACGGGGACAATTAACATTGTCCAGGTTCGGCTGCCAGCCGAGCGAGAAATTGTTTCGGATGATTCCGTCAGCCATCTAGCGCACAACCCTTCCGTAAGAAAACGGCATCCTTGCCAACGGCGGCCTCGAAAGTCTCTCGCTCGATCCGCCCATCACCACGTTGCGCCGCTGGTTAAATAGCTGCTTGCGGCGAATCATCCTTGCCACTCCCGATTCATACAAATTCTTCCAAAACGCTCCAAGCTGAAGGTCTTGGCCAGGACCCTCTCTCTCAAGACATCGCCAGCAGGCGTAATGCCTTAAATACTTGGTGTACCGATCTGGCAACTCGAAAGTATCTCCATCGGCAGACACCGCAGAACCCTTCCGGATGTATTCAATCTTGAAGTTGTTCGTTGTCGCAGTAGTCTCTGCCGTAGGGATCGGAACCTTCCGCAATACCCGCAGTCCGTCTTTGTCCATGACGTAACCTTGCGGATTGCCCTTGCGGGTATGGTACTGCGCGTCCAGGGGCTCCAGTTCGCTCGAATAGAGCGGGTCGATCCTCCGATTGTCCCACGTTGCCCGCTCAATGCGAATCAAGTCCGTTGGCAAATCGTACACAGCCTTTCCGATAAATGCCAAATCCTCAGTTTCGTGCGCTGCCGTGTGGTTGCACGGCCCCAAAGCAGGCCCCCCCGGCATCATTTCTTCTTCAAATGCCCCGGTGAAGTTAAAAACACCCAGCACATCCCCTGGATGAAGGTCGCGCTCCCATTCGGCTGTGATGTTACAGGTATTCGCCTTGTCGTCCAGGAAGTCCCCATTCCAGAAGCACTCCGTCCTGGCAGCGATAATCGAATAGCACTCCTTGAGGTATCGCTTGATTTCCGCCGCCGTCCACACAGTCGCAGCGGTATCCCCCAACCGCGTCTGAACCTCGGATGCTACAGTAGAAAGTGATTTAGCCACGGAAGTAAGAAACCCTATCCCTTGCTATCCTGGATTCAACGTACCGCTTAAGCCTTTGGTCATACCCCCTAAATTCATTGAAGTGCTGGAGGGCTTTGACATAATCCCTTTCCTGGGCGAACAAATCTCCCAGGGCGTATTCAACAATCCCGTAGTGGTATTCATCAGGAAATCCCGGCGTATCCGCATCCCCGATCATGCTTGCAGGAAGTGCCGTGTAGTACAGCGTAAAAGACCCCAGGGCATCCGACGAATGGGGGAAAATCCCCAATTGCCACAGTCCCCTCAATACACACTTCTCTTCTTCTCCAGTAACCTCTTCCCACTCCAGCCGCTCATTGTCGAGGTCCCGAACGTCCTTGAACTCGATCCAGCGGTTTGTCTGGTTGTTAAAAGCATGTTTCGGGGTTAAGACCACATCGCTCCCCAGCGAAGAGGAAAGATCGTAGTACAACTGATCCGCAACATGCGGAACGACGTAGTTCTTCTCCATCCATTCCGACGAATCCGAGATTTCTTCCAGGCCGTCATTCAGGGCTGCTTTTACATCAGCCAATGCCCAGAAGCGGGGCGAGGAAGAATTCTCTTCCAATCTCGTAAATATCTCGGTTTGCATTTCCAGGAAAGTCATTGGTTCATCCAGGCCCAGGAAGTTTCAACGATGTCCCGCAATGGGCGTTCCGGCTTCCAGCCAAGTAACTTCCTCGCCCTGGAAGCATCCGCAACCAGAATCGCCGGATCGCCAGACCTTCTTGGCCGGGTTACGGTTTTGATAGCTCTTCCTGTTACCTCTTCCGCTTCCCGGATAACCTCTCGGACCGAATTCCCGAGTCCGGTCCCAAGGTTCATGGCGGTTGACTTCCCACCACCTTGCAGATAATCCAAAGCCCGCACGTGGGCATCGGAAATATCGCTGACATGAACGTAATCCCGAATGCAGGTCCCGTCCGGGGTTGGGTAGTCGTTTCCGAAAATCGACATCTCGGCTCCACCCTTCGCCGCTGATAGGGTTAATGGTATCAAGTGTGTCTCGGGTTTGTGCCTCTCGCCCACTTCCCCATTTGATCCGGCGGCATTGAAATATCGGAAACTAACAAACTGCAAGTTGGCATGAAGCAAGGCAACCTCGATTCCCAACTTTGATTCCCCGTATGGGTTAACTGGCCTCAGTGGGGACTCTTCATCAATCGGGATCTCTTTCGGGTTCCCGTAAACTGCCGCCGTAGATGAATAGACGAAGTAGCGAATCCCGGAGTCGAGCGCCGAGCCTAGCAGGACTTTCCCGGCTGCAAGGTTGTTCTGGCGGTACTTTTCAGGATTCGCGATAGACTCGCTGACAATCGAGGACCCAGCGAAGTGCATCACCGCATCCACATCCCGGAGCAGCGGAACCAGTGTCTCCCGATCCCCCACATCTCCCTGAACAAACTGGAATCCGTCTATCGAATCCAGATTCCCCGTCGAGAGATTATCGTAGGCGATAACCCCATGCCCCGCGCTCCGAAGTTGCCGAATGGCGTGGCTTCCGATATACCCCGCCGCCCCGGTTACTAGAACGCGCACCTAGAAGTCAACCGGAACCTGTCTGCCGCCAGACCCGTTCAGTTTGTAAAACTCATCCTCGCTCATAAACTGAATCCGGTTGAAGGTGATGTCTGGCACGCTTACCTGCGTTACCTGCTCGTGGGAAGGCAGAATGTTCAACTGCCTTGGTTCTACAACGGCCCCAACATCCGTGTTGGCGAGGTTCCAGTCCAGCAAGCGGAAAGTTCCGTTCTTTCTCTTTTCAATCACCAGCGTTCTGTCGAGTATTGGTCCTTTAGGCATATACTTCCTCCTTGACGTTTGAAGTCAGATACTTCTGGTTGATTTCCAGCATCGTCCCTGTCAGCTCGGGTTGATACCCCACACTTTCCGCCCACGCCGCCCATCCATATACATCTTTTGGGATGCACTTGGAATTGAATCCTCTCTTGTCTGGGTACACGAAGGTCCACCAAAGATTAAATCTCGGGTCGTCTCCATAGACAGCCTCGCGGATTGTATTGTAATCCACCCCGGCCATTTTGCAGACATCGTACAACTCCTGGCATTGCGCGACCTTAAACGCAATCGCCCGGTTCTCGCTCAACTTGATAACCTCCGCCTCGTAGTTGGTGACTTGGCGAATTGAGATGTTGGCGTTGTAGACCGTCTGGTACAGTTCGATAACCCTGGCTCGGTTGAGCGGCTTTCCTCCAAGGATCATAAACTTCCTGGAACCCATGTCCAGAAATGGGTGCGCTGTGGTTTCCCCCAGGTATTCGGGCTGGTACACGATGTTTCCATAGACCTCTAGCTGGTCACAGGTTCCCGGCATAACCGTAGATCGAATTACCAGCAAATCTTCCGGGGCATGAGCCACCACACCCTCAACAATGGAGGTATCGAGCTTCCCATCCTTGAGTGGGGTGGGCACACATACGAATCCAATGTCTGCCGTGAAGTTGGCTTGGAGATGTAGTGCCGGGTCGTGGATCAGCGCCTTCGGAAATAGCTTGTGCATCGCCCTGCCAACCCAACCGTAACCATAAATCTTTACCGTCATTCAGCGCCTCTCTTCATGTAGGTAATTTGGTTGACCGGCATCAACCCCTCCTCCATGCAGGCATTGATGAAATTCTTCCCGCCGATGTCATAGTGCTCGGGGTGCATGTTATCTTCCAGGATGCCGTTGTTTGAGAACAAGATGCCGTTCGGCTTCAAGCATCGCGCCAATTCCCGCAATGCCTGCCGCCATTCGGAAATGTGCTCAAGCGAATCCATTGCTACGATAGCATCGTATTTCTCGCCGTTCAGCTCCGGGGAACCTCCCATGGATTCAAGGACTTTGGCTGTAACTTTGTGCTTTGCCAAACGCCACTTCAGGAATTCCAAAGTTCCCGTTCCCTGGATGTCCATCGCGGTAACATCATGGCCTTTTTCCGCCAACGTAAATGCCGGTATCCCAATCCCACAGCCGAAGTCCAGCACCTTGAGTTTCTTCGGAACGCTTTCCGCAGAAGAAAGGATAAATTCCGTCATGCGCTTCTTGTCTTCGTTGGCTGTGTTGAACCACACCTGCCGACAGACGCGCTCCATCGGAAAGAGCCGGTACCATTCCGCGTCAGGGATATCGTGCTCCTTGCGCTGCTGCATAAACTCCTGGGCATCGCTGTACACTGCGTCAAGGGTTGGCTTCCCGGTATACTCGAAGGTGTCAACTGCCAGCCGCCGATAGACATCCGAGAGAACCATCGACTTCTTCGCTTCGCCCGGCACCGCCCCTTCTAGTTGCAGTTGCTTCCGGTTGCGGCTGGTAATGACGACTTTATCCTTCTTGATGTGCCCCAATTCTATCGAGGTATCCGCCCACACCTCTATGCCCTTCTCGGCGGCCTTCTGGCACAACTGAACGTCCGTCCCGTACCGGTGCTCCGGCTCAAAGAACGGAGGTCCTACCTTGTCGAACACCCGCATCTTAATCAGCAGGCATCCTCCGCCGGCAACGTCTACCTTCTGCAATCCGCCGGTTACCTCGTCATCCCGCAGAAAGCGATAGCCGTTTTCGTTGACCTTGTGCATTAACACGGGCTCACAGTTCCCGCCCCTCTGCCAGTAGAGCGCCCCGCAAATATCCTTGTCGTGGGCAATCATCTTTTCCAAAAACCCATATTCATCTGATGGCCCCGAGGTTACAAACGGGTTGATTACCATGTCATCGTCCAGCATCAGCAGCCAATCGCAGTTCATCTGCTGGGCCGCTTCGACAATGGCAATCCGGGCGCGAAACTGCTCACTCTTGGTTTTGATCCCTAGGAAGAAGTCGTACCGTGGCATCCTTCTACCGCAGTGGTAGGCGAAACGCATCCAGTCTTCCAGGACCTCCGGGTCTACCTGCCCATAGCAGGGAACGCCAATCATGATCGTGGGCTTCTTTTCACTGGACAACGCTGAACTCCTTCAAAAACAAATCGCTGTCAGGGAACGCCAGCGTTCCATCCTGTATCTGCTTGGCCTCTTCCTCTTTGAGAATCGTTACTTCCACGAACCTTCGGTTCCCGCAATCCCCACAACATCCCAACTTCTGGATGGTCTCAAAAAGCACAAGTTTCTGACAGTCCTTGCAGCGCATGATGTAATCGTGCGCCCGGCCCTTCTCCTCGTAATAGCGCGGGACGCGAGTTACTTCTTCCATAACCCTCCTATCGTTTCAGAAATCTCTTTGGCTTTGGTTCTGGCTTTGCTTGCTTTGGTTCATACCGGCACTCGCTCGAATCAAGCCTCGGGCTTGCTCCTGAATAATCCACCCTACATCCACACGGGGCCTGGTTCATTGGGAACCTCCTGTAAAGTGAGTGCCCCTTGTTTATCGGCACAAGGGGCAAAAGCCATCGCGCTAAAGGGCCTTGATGAAGACGGCCTTGGCAACGGTGGTCCACTGGTTCGTGAGCGTCGAAAGCATGAACGCACACGGCCAGATGTGAATGCCCGTGAAGTGGGTCGCAAAGGTTTCGAGGCAAAACACAGAACCCGCCGCATTCATAGCCAGCGGCATTCCAGGAGTCGCCACGACGCCCCCACTCGTTACACCACGGACGCGAGTGGCGGAATGGTATCCGTACACCTGAACCAGTCCATAATCACCCGCGGCGATGGACGAAGAAGCTACGATCCCGGCAGCCGCAAAGCCCTGATTAGTGGCCCGCGCCGTCGGACGTGTCACTCCCACGCCATCCGCATCCGTAGTGAAATCCCAGTTAACACCCTGCCCGTTGGTGATTGCCGCCGTCGAATACGAGTTGTAAACGGCGATGAAAATCTTTTCCGGGTCAGTTCGATTTACTCTTTGCAGCAACATTGTTTGGGGTCCTCCCTGAAAGTGTTTTCAAAACAGAGAGGGACAGCCTATCCATACGGAATGCGGCTATCCCCCTGAAAAGGGTTTACGGCCCTACGAAGAAATGGTGGTGTCAATCGAACCCATCACCCCTTGCTTACGCCGGTTGGAAACGCCGGTTCCGCCGTGCCACATCAACTGCGCGGTCTTGGCGTCCTGGTTCTCCGGTTTGATAAAGGGTGTTGGCTCGAAGTCCAGAAAGTACTTGATGTTGAAGAACTGGGTGTTGAACATCCACCAGGTGCCGCTTGAGGCTACCGGAATCGAAGCGATGGTGCCGTTGGCGACATCGGGAACGAACTCATCCCAGGTCGTGGGCTTTCCGTGGAACGTCACGTTCTCAAACGGAATATCGGCCTTGTTGTAGTCGGTAAACCGATTCTGATTCCGCAACGCTGCCACGTACAGCTCGTATACGAACTGGTCCACCAAATGCAGGTCGGGCCTTCCCCCAGGACCCTTCGTACACAGGTTGTAAAGCCTGTCCAGGTCTTTCAGGAATCCTGCAAAGCTGGTTGACGCACTGTTCAACAACTGGTTTCTCCACCAGGAATAGGTGTTTTGATTGATGTTCCCGACTGTCGTTGAGCTGGTCGGATCGTACTTCACCAGCAACGGCAGGGGGTCCACAAACGTCGCCCCATTCGTGATGGAGGTGTAAGGAGTGGTGATCGCCGTGGCGGTGTTGGGGCCGTTGCCCTGAATCAACGCCTTGGCAAACAGGTCTTGCGCGGACAGGCTTGACTGCTTCGTCTTCGCCTTCAACAGGTCAAAGACTCGCGTTTCGCTTGAGGCGTTTTCCCGCTCCTCTTTCCCGGAAATGGTAATCGGAACGGACAGTTGTCCCCAATCGAAAAACGCGGAAGTCATCCCGTCGGCTGGCGTGGTATCCAGGGTGTCGTACCCCGAGTACACATCGCCGCCAGAGAAGCCGTACATCAACGATACCTGCATCCGGTTCCCTTCCGCATCTCCCGTATACGACTTGTTCTGCCTCATGACAGCAAACAGAAAAGCGTTGGAGGTCGAGATTTCATCGAAGATCGCTCCCGACTTGTGGAGATTGAAAAGGGTGGATGCAAGTACCGCATCATAATTTAGAGTCAAACTAGACGGAGGCATTGTCACTCATCCTTTACTCGTACCGAACGCCCTGCCGTGCGTCAGCAAAAGCATTGTCGAACTTCTCGTTGAAGTTCCCTGACTTCGGCGCGGACTTCGCTACGCGAGACGGAGACACGCCGCCCTCGGAAGATTCCGACTTTTCCGCCGCTTCCCCAATGCGCTTTACCGCCTTTTTGGCAGCCTCAGCTTCCCGCACATCCATCGTCGCCAGGAGGTACAACCTCTCCATGTGCTCCAATGCCGTAGGGTATTTCCCCGTCTTGGGGTTTTTAGCTGGCAGCAATTCTTGACCGAGTTCGTACATTTTGCCTTCGTACTTCTTCCAATCCGGGTGCTTCTCCGTCATCCGCTGCATGTCTACTTCTACATCCTTGGAGGCTTGCTGCGCCTCCAGGGCTTTTGCCTGCTGGCGAATCGGCTCAACCGTCTGTCCGGCAACTTTTAGGATTGCCCGCTCCAGGCCCGGAGCCAGCCTTTCGGCCAAAAACTCAAACTCCGGCCCGAGGCTTTCCTTCAACTCGTCGGTCAGGCTTTTTGCAGCCGATTTCGCTTCAGCCTTGGTTTCCACGGACGGGATGTCAACCCCCGCCTGCTTAGCCAAAGCCTGGACAACTTCTTTCGGATTGGCGTTCCATCGCTCGATCAAGTGCTGATACTGGCCCAGAGCTTCCTTCTGAGATTCAAACGTCTTCTTCTCTTCGGAAAGTTTTTGGGTTTTCTCGGTAAACGCTTTGTTGAGAGCCGCTCGGAGAGCCTTGGGATCGTTCTGTAATTTGTCCCATTCCTCCTGGGGCAGCAAATCTTCGGAACCTTCAGTCGGCTGAGCGGGTTCCGTGCCTTTTTCCTCAGCCGTTTGCGTAGCTGATTCCGCTTGGTCAGTCTTCTCAGGGGCTTGGTCTTTCGACTGCTCTCCCTGCGCCTCGCTGACTGCTGTGTCAAATCGAGCTTCAAAATTCTCTTCTGGCATTCACAACTCCTTATTCCCTGATCGGCGGTAGCCCTTTTGTATACCGCCGGTGATTTAGGTCGTCGATGTGTTCTCTCTCCCGAACCGACAACCCGTTCTGCTTCATGATCTTTTCCCGCTTCCGGTCGCTGTCGATATAAACCGGGTCCTCGGAAATGTTCGTGTCCCAGAACGGAATGAACGGGTGATGCTCCAGGGGCTTTTCGTGGGGGCACCAGGGCCACAAACCAATCTCTAATTCCTTATGGCAGTCTTCACAGATCATTGGACTGGAACCTGCTCCTGTATTTGCTGTTGGATGTCCCCATTACTGGGGGTAGCCGTTGGTTGTGGGCCTTGTGCGGGCGGGCTTACCCCGGCTTGCGATGCCGCTGCCGCCATTGCCATCTGCAATGCCGCTACCCCGAACTCACGAAGGGCCTGCAATTCCTTCTCGTCCCTGATATCGAAGAACGCCATTGTCTTCCGCATCAGAACTTCATTGGCAAGCAGTACAGGACCCCTGGCCGGGTCAGTGATTAACGTCAAGGCCGCCATCCACGCTTCTCTTTCCTGGTTTTCGCTCTTCGGGGCCATTGAGGTAATGTCCACATTGACTTCTGTATCAACCCCGTCAAGGTCTTCTCTCTGAATATTGGCCCACCCTTGCAGGATCTTGATTCCCTGCATAGCCCCTGCCATTCCCGCCGTGGCATCACTATTTAACTGCACCCACAACGGCAGGGCCATCTTTTTCCGAAGGTTATAGAGAGCCAACCGGCCAATCTCAGCCAGCCAGTCCGCAACAATATCGCGGGATTTACTGTCCCGAACTCTGGACTCTGTATCAATAATATTAGCCTGGGTAGCAGTCTCGGCCTCCGCAATCCCTCTATGCTCTGCCGGGTTGCCTGAAATTTCCCGGAAGTCTTCCTTGGTCTGGGGGATGTTTCTGACTACCGTGGGATCGAGTGGCGCATCCTGAATTGGGCCGCACGGATTCTCTCTTACCGCACGAAGAATTAACCCGTCAATCGGCTGCTCCAGCTTGGCAATTTCCGCTTCACTCTCAAATCCACTGACTAAGGCCCAATACTTTCTCAGAAAGCGTTTCCGGTGAACCCGCTGCATGTCGCGGGTTTCATTCAATTCATCCTGCGGGGAAATCCAGTTGTAAGTTGCGGGCAAAGGATAGAAGTCATACAACCTTGGATGCCGCATTAAAACAGCATGAGGCACAACCGGCGACCCGTCTTCCCATTCATCCATCGGCTCTCCGTCCAGCAGGAACTTGTCATTCCCTTCCGCAAAGACATACTTCTTCTTGGCACGCAGGTCGTAAATCTTCCAGACCTTCGCCATGCTGCGAACCTTTGCTTCCTCGTCCGCGTCAGAATAAGTCGATGGCGAAGAATCACCATCCAGTTTTCCGGTGGTTCGCACGTTGGAAGTGTTTTTGTAGAGCTTATTCCTCTTCAAGTCCTCGGGATGGTGCCACTCAAAGTAGGCATACCAGTCTGACCGGCCCAACTGTCTTGATTTTGTAGTTGGCGCAATCCGAAACTGTGCCGCCGGGATGCGCTTGAAGTATACTTTCTCGGAAAGAAGCTTTTGCTCCGGCTCCATAACCTCGTTTCCATCGGAGTCGGTCATGGGCTGCTCGGAGTCTTCTTTCAGCATGGGCCTTCCGGCATTCGGGTTGTCGGCAAAGTTTCCCGAATACCCTACTTCAATAATTCCAACCATGAAGTACGATTCGAGCAGCGCATCAAACGTCTCCTGCTTAAAAGACAACCGCTTATCCCGCACAAAGTAATTCAACGTCTCTTCCTGCAATTGTGCTCTGGCGCTTGCGTCTGACCCCGGAGTCTGGGTATGGGAAGGTCTGGGACGGATCAGGAATTTAGGATGGTAAAACAACTGTGTGGGGAGTTGCGACTCAATTGTCGGGAAGATCATGTTGATCGTGTACTTCGTCTTGCCGTTCTCTTCCCGTTCTTCCCGCCACTGGTGCCCTAAGTAATACTGGTAGAGCACATCGCATTGATACTTCTCCACCCACTTTTTGTAGCACTTGTCCGCAGCTTCCAGTCTTTCCGCCCAGACCTTCACCCGATCCGAGTCTGTTTTTCTACCCATAGACTACTTCCTGGCGCTTATTGCTCCACTTGCCCCATTTCGGGTGGTTGCGCTTGAATTTCAGAATTTCGTCCCGTCTACCGAAGAAACTATTGGAACTGTACCGTTTGGCCGGGATATTCGGGACTGGCGCACGCGAAGACGCGAAGTACCGCAGCACATCGTAGCCATGATCGGGAACTCCCTTATCGCGCTCATCTGAAAAGACCGGCTTCCCCAGCTCCGTGCCAATGCGCTCACGCCGCTGTTGTTTAGTATGGCGAACGATCCAGTCAATCCCTTCCGGCAGGTCTTCGGACTTCATCAGGAACCACAGCCTGGGCCAGTAACCGTACTCCCCGGTAAACGGATGGACCCGTGGGATCTCGTCTCCAGGCTGGATGGTCATATTTCCATAAGTCCTGGGAATGGCACCTTTATAAATCTGTCCCGTACCCTGGGGTCTTAGCAACTCGCTGATATAGTTCCTGGTCCCCATTTCGTCATTGTCGGCAGCCTGCCAGTCAATGGCGGTCTCTGGGTCGAAGCCGTGGTTGGGGTTTCTGTCGGAATACTCATCGGAGAACGACCATCTCCCTCCATACTTCTGCATGGTCTTGTAGAACATTGACGGATCGGCCAGGGAAGTCTGATATCTTTCCTGCTGGCTCAAATTCGTCAAATTCTTCCGATGATCTGAGACCAGCAGATTTGCCTTGTAATACTCCCTGTACCCTATGTAATCCCCGCTCTGCAGAACCGACCACCACCCGCAACACGTAGGCGCTGAATCTCCATGATCGAGTGTTCTGTGCAATGTTCCTTTGGTCTTGACGAACTCTGCAAGGGCATGAGTTCCCGGAACCATGCTTTCAGGACGGATATTATGAATCTGCCCCTCGGGGATGCCCCACTCCCCGTAGAAAAACCTTCGCTGCCAGGTAATATCGTTGTTGAGCATTTCCTGGACGTTCTGATCCGGCAGGAACTTGTTCTCAAACGATGCCAATTTCAGCATCCGATACCCCAATTGAGAATACTGCTCTTTCCATGAAGTGCTTTCCGGGTGAAACCGCTGGTAAATCCAATGGCTCTCTACCTCGGGGTTGCAGGCAATCATGGAGTAAATCGGAGGGATGGGTCGTCCGGTTTCTGGATTTTTCCAGGGCCATTTGTCGAGCCCGCCATATTTCATTAAGACCCGCTCAGGAACTTCGGCCTGATCCCACCTTCCCAGCCTTCCCATTAAGGTAGTGAAAATCTCCTCAGACACCTCTTCGGCCTGGTCAATCAAAAACCAATTCACTTCCAAGCCCCTGACTACCTTGTCCACATCGTCGTGCTCCAAGTGCAGCCAGATAATCTCCGACTCGCTCCCGGCAAGCCGTAAAGTCCCTTCCTGGTCAGACCGCCTTCCGCCCAGTTTAGGGTCGTATGCCGAAGGAGGGCAGAGCTTAAAGAACGTCTTCTGGGTGGTTAGGGCAAGCTCTTTGGCAACCTTCCTGGCAATGACCCCACGATTTTTGGGGTAGAGGTCGCTCAGATAAAGGGCCTTCAAGCACAGCGCAAAAGTTTTCGCGGAACCGAACCCTCCCGACATGCACAGGGGCGCGGGGCCGTATTCCCACGCTACGCGATCCCAGTGGACATGGGGGATTTTCTCTTCAACCCGGACAATTCTGTTGCCTTCAATCTTGCGCGGGCGATCGTTGCAATGGCAGATGTACTCTTGTTCGTTCGGGTTAAGCTCATCAACCCTTGTTGAGACACTGGCCCACTTGATTTCGTTTTTGGACCAGTCCCCATATGAGAAATTACCCATCCAAAATGCTCTCGTCGGCCAGAATGGGGTTGGACACCGAAATATACCGGCAGCCCTTCATTTCCCCTATGCCTTTCTTCAGGCACCACATCCTGCCAACCTCTTCCGCCTTCTCAAATGAAGAAGCCTCGATAATTCCGGTTTCCGCCGGATGATTCCCGAATTTATATCGCAGGGTCCATTGCTGCTGCTTATTCGGTTTTTCGGGTTTCTCCGGGGCCTCGGACACCGCCACGCCACCAACAGAATCACTCAATTTCTGCTTCCAGTCTCCCATTTAACTCACAACCTCCCCAGGCCGGTGCATGTGAAGGCATTGCCCCCCACCCCCGCAACACGACCCGTTCCAGAAAAACATCTCTTTTTTCTCACCAAAAATCCTCTTTCCGTTCTTCCGGCCTAAATAGACCGCAGACCCCGCGATGACCATGTTTTCGCACCGATCCTCGCGCCGGGGTTTTTCCCGCCCCTGACGATCAATCCAAATCGCCGTTTTCAAATGGCTCTCCTAATGTAATGCGACCTGACAGATACTCGCTGTCGGACCGAATACCCGTGAGGGGCGGCTGAGTTCAGGCGGATCGGAGGGAAACCGCCCCTCTGCATCTAGACAGTGACAGATTATGTCTCCTTGCCGAATAATGTCAAGTTTTTTCTTGACATCGCCGTTTTTCGTCGTATTATGAATCTGTACACTCCAACTGAATCGGCATAGGGGGAAGCTGGGAAGTTTCCCCCACACGTTTCGGTTGGAAGATTGCAACGTGAAAATGCCGATCTCAGGCCAATCCGGTAATTGGAGTTGCCACTCTACCACACGTCCCTTGGCCGCAAGGTCAGGAGTCCGCGAAAACGCGACGGGGTATCGGGCTAACGCCTTACCTGCAGACCCCGGACCAGTGACCAGACCTTGAAAAAGCCTGGTTTGCCGAATCGCACCTGAGATCGAACCAAATAACCCCTAAACCTAAAAAGTGATTCCTCCCTTTACTCGCTCCCCCCTGAAATGTTTCACGTGAAACATCCCTGCCAGGGAACCCTATCCTGGAACCAAATACCAAATCCTAATCCAGGAACCAGATACGTGGTCCAATATACCCCATACCACGAGGAGGGGCGGGAGTCCCATCCGGGGGGGGCTAGGGGGTAGGCAAACCCGCCGGAAACCGCCTGAAATCAGCACGAAAGTACCCCGTAAAGGCTCCTAACCATAGCGTAATCAGCATGTTAGGGCCACGTGTATGGTGAATGTATGATCTGCATACACGTGGTTGGGAGCACAACACGATCGGCTGATGCGGATGCGAGTGCAACGGGCTATCCCGTCAACGTCAAAACCTTGACACTGTCGAAATATTGACAGTTTGGTCTTACATGGTGTCAGGATATTGACACACTACTGGTCCTGGTCTGGAGTGATGTTGATGGCCGGCGCGTCCACGGTGATCTTGACTGCAGATCCTGGAGGCAGGTGGAACATGGGTTGCCGCTCTTCGGTCTTTGGTGGTTCTTCCTTGGTTAGCTGGCCAAATTGAATATGATCGATGCGCTCAAGAGCTTTGAGAGATACCATTAATTGACTGTCCTGGTTGATGAGTTGGGCGTAGCGTTCAGCACGTTGTTCCGGCGGGATCTTGTCTAACAGGGTGCGGCGATAACTGTTGAGGAGCTCGCGCTGTTCCTCGTCGTTGAGGGAGATTTCCCCTTTGACTTTGGCCACCATGCTCAGCGAACAGCCGGCTGTTTGGGCGATATCGCGTACACTGGCACCCGTGGCCAGCAGCGCAGTGATTCTCGCCCTTTTTTTCAGGTCTTTGGTCCTCATATCTCTTTTTATCGCACTAATATTGATAGATTGCAAGCTTTTTCGTGTATCTTATTAGATTGATAGAGCTTACACGATATTAAGCGCAAGCGCTTTCGCCTTTCCTTCCGTGCCATCCTTTTGACAGCACTATCTGTTGTGGTCTAGGTGTGCCTGATAGCACTATATTTTGGGGCTTGTAATAGCACTATCAGTGGATTATCATTGGGTTGTTAGAGCGGAGACCAAACAGGAGGAGGACAGAATGAACACTGACGCTGAGCATAAAGCACTAGTCATTATTGACAACGCGGTCAGGGAGTTGTACCACACTACAATGCGCGACAGCGAGCGCAATCCCTACACTGATAGAACAGCCTTTGAAACACTCTGTCATGCCCACGCTTGGATTGCCATGCTCGATCCGGCATGGCGTAAAGCTTGCGGCTACCGCTCATTTGAGCAAGCTTGCAAGGCAGTATTCGCCTAGCCGCGATCTGCCAGCTTGTCCTCGGAGAGCGAGCACACCGCGATTAGCGGAAACCAATGGAGGGAAACAGAATGGAACGACGAACACAGGAGGGACACATGAAAACGTACATAATCTACAGACGAGAACCGGTCCGGCCAGAGCATGGCGGGCGGAATACCGCATCTGGTTATTGCTGGGTTAATCGCGGCGAGGAGCGATCGGTCAACCCTCATCGCGCTATCGCGCAACACCGGCAGCGCAATCCATCAGATCAGCATGCCAGACTCCGCACAGCTCGCTGCTAGCCGCGATCTCTGCTCCTACCGGGAGTAGAGACCGCGATTAGCGGAGAACCAAATGGAGGGCAGAAATGAAACGATATACTGATCCATTCGCAGCGCTCGAAACACTCCAAGCTCAAATAGCTAAGGCTAGCCAAGACGATCGCGACGGAGATGCCGATACGCTAGGCCAAGTGGAAGCATTTTTGGTGAATTTGATCTCCGCCCCTACCGGGGGCGGTGACCGCGATTAGCGGAAACCAATGGAGGAAACCAACATGAACACTTGCGACGAATGCAACGCCGTGGTTAGACACGCCGGCGATATCTGTGAGGATTGCGCCGACATGGGGTATGCGCTGCACAATGAGCGTGCCGGCGTTAGCCTAGATGTCTATTGTGAAGGGGAAACGAATGACCTGCCCACACTGCAAGGCCGAGTTTGAACCGAAACGATCGAACCAGAAGTATTGCTCGAAGAAATGCCGGGATACCGTCAATC